GACCGCTTGTTGAGTGAACTTTTGAAGTGCCAGTTAAACAACAGGGGTGTTGGGTTGTGTCCAGACGGCATTGTCATCGCCGACATCGGTGCGATGCGTTGTTCAGGCGACCAAAACACCTCATTAGGGAACGTGATTATCATGTGCTTGTTGATTCACAAGTATTGTGAAGAGATAGGTTTGGTGGATTATGATGTCTTCGATGATGGAGACGATTTGTTGCTGTTTCTCCCGACAGCATGTTTGCCGTTGCTGGATGGTCTGAATGAGTGGTACCTTCGATGGGGCCTCAGAATGAAGATCGAGCAACCTGTTGCTATCCCTGAACAGGTTGAGTTTTGCCAGGCGCACCCAGTCCGTTTGGATAGTGGTTGGAATCTTATTCGCAACCCTACCAAGGCTTTGAACACGGACTACGCTTGTGGAGGTTGTGTACCTGATTTTGATGCTTATTTGTACCATATCAGGGCTATAGGGGTATGTGGACTATCAATGGCGGCAGGATGTCCCATATTTGATGCCTTCTACAGTTGGGGTGTGCGGAATGGCAAAACCGGCAAATCACGTGACGCCGTGAGTAGAGGAATAAGACGACAAGCGGTGATCCAACAACGGGCTGGCCATTTGGCTGCTTCGAAGCCCGTGTCACTGGAAGCTCGCGTCAGCTTCAGCCTTGCATTTGGAATATCCCCCCATTTGCAGACTCTTGTCGAGGACCATTTATCCAGCCTGGTCCTCAGCCGCCACGACACCAGCACACACAAGCCCTTTATTTTAGATAGTGAACTTAGACTGTTAGTGGAATTAAACTAAATAATTGAGGATCATGGCGCCGAAGAAATTGGTTAAGAAGGCCAAGGTGAAGAAGATCGTGAAACCGCGGGCTGTCAAAGTCGATGAGGATTCCCTGGACCACTACGGTCTTAAGCATGCGCAGATGCTTTTCGACCCTTGTGGTAGTGATCTTAGCGAATCTGTTTATCCAGGTGATCGTGGTTACATTAACCGGTTTAATCTCAACGGAGTTGCCGGTGTTGGAACCGGGATCACCAACTTTGCTATTGTTGTCAAGCCTGGTAATGGG